GATCAGTTGAGGGAGCAGTTGTGGAAGCAGTTGTGGGGTCAGTTGAGGAATCAGTTGCATAGAGGGATAAAGAACTATGAGGAAGCGTAAGCAGATAAGAGATCTTTTAAATGTTACGGAAGTGCGTACTAGCTACGGGGACTCTCTTTTTGTAAATGTGGACTTCTCTAAAAATACAAACGCGACTAAACTTAAAAAGTATGTCATTTATGGAAAATCAAAAATCAGCAAGTCTATTTTGGAGTATATTCAATTTGAAGTGCTACCATATCCAGTGCAGCGCTGCATAGATTTAATATATCAAACAATACAAGAGCGTGACGAGGAATGAAGAAGTATTGGATCTTGCCCGGAAGGGGCTCATATAGCACTTTTAAGCCGCCCGATACGGGCCCGTTTGGTGACGTGGGCAGGGACGCTATTGAGGTAGTGGCACTTGAGGCCGGGGAAGTTGTGATCGATAAAGACTCAATAGAGAGGGCTTTCTATAAAATCATCGAAGACCGTACTAACACTATGGAAAGAAATGGAATACCGCATACTGCATCGCTTTACTCCGCAGAAAGAATGCGGGATTGTGAAGAGTTAATTAAGATACTGTTTAAGAGCAGGAAGTAGGGAGATACCAGTGAAGAATTCAACCTTATGGCTAATAGTTACTGGCACATGGGCTTTTACCGGACTATTTCTAGATAATTCTCTAATTGTATTGACCAGCTTGGGTCCACTGTGGATGTACCGGTATAAAGTACATCAGGAGCTGAATAAGAAATGAAAGACCTCGGTAGGGATTTCTTTGTTGCAGTAGGCTCACTGTTCTTAGTAGCCTGCTTAGGCATTTGGCTGACAATTCAAAACTACAAAGAGCTGATACGTACCAAGGAGTGGCGGATCAGAGCCCGTCGTGCGTTTAAGAAAGAAAAGAACAAGAGGCTAGCTAAGGCATTAGGCATAAAGCTTAGGGACGATGGTGAAAATTCGTAAGAATATCAAAAATTTAATATTTAGCCGTCTGGACGATTTGAACGAGTCCAGCATTGAGAGAAATCTAAATAAAGAGCTGTGGGGTCTCCTATACGTTACAAAATTTGATTTTAGATGGTATGTATTTATTGGCATGAGATTGCATGAAAAAGCGTAAGCAGATTAGAACTTACAGGGAAGAATTATTTGACCTGTCCCTATTTAGAATTACTAAGAACAAATTAGATAAGTTCACTTACCATTACCTTAGAAAAAGAATCCAGGAACCGCTATGGCGTGGAATTGGATTCAAAAAAGCTAGGCTTCTTTGGAAAGCAATTCAGAAATGGGGCTATGACAATGCTAAGAATTAAAGTGGAATTGGTACCATTCGGCGATGAATCAAATGTAAAGCAGATTGGCGAAATCGTAATAGCGAATGCGGGTATGAATAAAGATGGTACGTTTAAATACGAGTCATGGATTTCAGAGGATTCTGTTGGCGGAGAGCCCCAGAAATATATTAAGATCCATAGCTTTGATAGGGCCAGAAGTTTCTGGCATTTGATTAAGCTGATACTGATGGAGCATGGGGCTCTTGATGAAGGGCATGAGCCAAATCAAGAGCAGGGCAGTGTTTGTCAAAGATTACTAAAAAAGATGGGATTGAAGTCTAGGTGAGTGGGAGGGCCCAGCGCTTCTTGCCGCAGTCCCATATTCTAAAGTAACCTTGCTCTAGCCTTAGCTGATGCTCTGTCTTTCCTGTCGTTCGCTCTTCAGCTGTCTTCTTAAGGGATTGCTTAGAATATCTAGTTGGCCCCTTAATGTAGCTATAATCGGGCTTCATGTCATGTTCCAAAGTAAATCCGCAAGCCTCGTAGACTGCACCGTCACTTATAGAGTTATCCGACCAAGTGACCACAGTCTGATAACCCAATTTCAGCAAGCTTGGCACTGAATTAGAGATTAATTTCTTTGCGCCGCCAACGATACTTAGTCCTGATTTAAAGCAGAGGCGATTCAGTACTATTTGGCCCGATCCCGATCCCCTGTGGTGCTTACCATATGTGACTACGCCGACCATCTTTTCTTTATAGAATAGTCCGACAGCATATTCAATTGAATTGGGAGCCCCCTGAATATGGTACTGTTTTAGAAACGCTTTGGCTTCCTGTGCCGAGGCCTCGCAAGACTCACAATCTCTTGCGTATATCTTTTGATTTATTCCTAGCTTGGAAGACAAGTAGCCTTTTACTTGGTCCTTTCTTTCTCGCCACTGGTCTTCAAAAATGTGAATCACCTGCTTAATGCCATTAGATTTAGCTAGCTTATTCTTATTAATGTGATAGCTTGGCCCCTTACCAGTAGCTTCAGAGTGCCAGTACAGGCCATTATACTCAATTCCAATATTGAGATCTGGCATGTAAATATCAATTTCTAATTCGCGGCCAAACTTCTTGCGATTTACTGCATTGATGCCTAAGGAGCGCACCCACTCAAGCAACTCTGCCTCGCACTCTGATGTGCCAGTCGCATATCCAATATTTGCGGCGCTAAATGCCTGATCCACCAGGCCACGATCCGAAAGATATTTGGCTGCTCCGGAATATTTTTTATTGAACTCATTTCGAGTTTTGCACTCGGCCATCTTGTCTACGCATAAGTCAAACGACCATTTCTTATTTACAGGTTCACGTGGGGCCTTAGGGATAATTGCTTGAACTTCAGGGAGCATGCTAACCTTTGAAGCATACATGTATGCGTGTCTATATGTTTTTCTAAAGGTTGTGTAGCTCTCGCATTGCTTAGCAATATCTAATACAGATTCTTTGGTCCATTTTTTATTGTGCGGTATTTTAGGTCCAGAGGGGAAGGCGGACTTCAATTCTTTTAAATATCCGTTACTAACGGCATGCTTGTAGGCGCCAGAGTATTTCTGTATGAAATCTGATATATTGTCGGCCTCGACTGTCTTGGATAATACTAGATCTTTTGTCCAATTGGTGACCGTTTGCTGCATATGCTGACAGACTTGATTAAGCCATCCATTTCTATGGGCAGCCGCATAGTATGGCCGAGCGTTCTGTTCAAACTCTTTGCGAAAAGAATATTTCTGAGCCTCTATTGTAATAGATTCAAGCGTATATTTTTTAGTCACATTAGTATTGTACTATATAATATAGTTTTAAACAACAAAAAAGGCAGCTTAGGCTGCCTTTGCTTGTTTATCATGTATTTAAGATAATTATGTTCCGCTGTTCAGATCTGAAGCTCCGGAAGACTCGCCTTGATTCCCGCTTTCGTCTTCGCTTCGAAGTCCTAAAAACGATACCTGGAAGCTGGATACTGACCTAGCACTTACATCAGTTGAGTATCCAACCGGTCGTACGCCAACTACAGTCATGATCTCTTTGTTGGTTTGGCGATCCAAGATCGACAAGCTTATGTCCTGGTGAGTCAACAAGTCTTGTAGTTTAGGCAAAGCTGCCGCTACATATGCCCCGTTATCTATGATACGAAATCCAGTTGCCTGCACGCTGATTGCCTCTTGCCCTGCATAAGTAATTTCTGCAGGGGAAAAGCGACCAAGGATGTAGCTTGGGATTGCATCGTAGGCAACTCCCCAGCTGCAGCTTGTGAACAGGCCGACGATTCGACCGTTAACGATCAGCTGGGCTCTTGCACCACTAAGAATTTTTTGAGTAGCTCCCATTGTAATAACTCCTTATCAATCTCTAAATTACGCTGCACTTGAAGACTTGATGCCTTCGATGCTCAGAGTAATTGGGATAAACTTGATCGCGTTAGCGAGTACGGCCACAACTGAAACTTCCAGCACGTTACCATTGATAGTAACATTGATGGATTTCCAGCCGCCTGGAGCATCTTTGGTGCCCACGATAAACTTAAGCGACAAGAATTCGGCCATTTTTGACTTAATGAACGATACGGCAACTTGGTCAGTAACGTCAGCAACTGATTCACCAACGAAAGCATTCTTAAGGCTTTGAGCGAGGCTCAGGGCCATAAGGTCAGCTACATATACTGCTTGGATGCTGTTATATACGATGTTGTTGTCCAAACCGTAAGTAGTCTGGTCTGTCAAGAACACATATCCACCGGTTTCTTGGCGCTGGATTGGGATCAATCCTGCCAAGATTGCATCTTCACAATCCGTTACGTTTTCGTCGTCGAAGTCACCAGCGGCCTGGATGGCCTTAACAATATTAACTGTCTTGTTGAAGATAGCTTTGTAAGCTCCAGCAGCCTGCATGCCTGCGGCTTTTACTGCGCCCATCCAAGGTTGGAACTGCTCGATATCGCCCTGAGAATTTACATCTGAAACGTCCTGGAAGAAGTGGGCGATGCGGAAGTTGGCCATAGTGGCGGCAGAGGCTTTAGCTACTGCGAATGTTCCACGCTTAGAAAC